GTTTGTAACTGTCACCATGTTTGCCAAGCCAATGACCTGCCAACTGCCTGTGATGGATTATCGCAACAAGGCAATCCCAACCCCAGACGCATTTGCTGTCAACACTGCCATCATGCGTTGCATGACCAAAGCCTTGGCACTTCATGGTCTCGGTTTATATTTGTATAGTGGAGAGGATGTCCCCGAAGGTGGCGCAACAATCAAGCCCACAGATGGAGTCATTGTTGACAAGAACAGAGAAAACATCATTGCGGATGTTGCGATTGCTATTCAAGATAGGTTCGAGGCAAACGATATGCTTGGGGCTTATGAAGAATACCTGGGAATCCATGACCAGGAGGAAAAGGTGGCGTTATGGGCATTGCTTCCAAGTAATGTTCGCAGCGCATTGAAAAAACATGGCGAATCTTTGAAATAACAAGAAGATAAGTGTCATGGCACTGCTTGATGAAGAAGGCTATTACTATCAATGTGATAGATGCAAAAGTAATTTTTCAATGAATTTTGAAGCCAAATATGATGAAGGAGTTACATCAGATCATAATTGGCCTTTACTAAAGCATCTTTATGCAAACAGAATAAGACCAAATTTGGGACATTTTTGTTTTAAATGCGCTGATGATATTGCCCCACTTCTTCATGCCTTGCGTGACATTGATGAAGTAACAACATTTGCAAACAAATTAGCGAAAGCAATAAATGAAAAAAGAAAATCAGGAAATCAAAACAACAGGACAACTGAGAGAGCTACTTGCCAATGCTGCCAAAAGTGTCTTGGACGGAAGTTTGGATATAGAGAAAGCAATGACACTGCATAAACTTGCTAAAAACATTAGCGAAAGTTTGTATAGTGAAACTAAAATTGCTATGTTTAGCAATGAGATAGGCAAAACCATTCCTGCAATGGGTGACTTGCCTCTTGGTGGAAAAACTTAACAACATTAAGGTGTGAAAATGGAAAAGAAAGACAATTCTGGTGTTCTGTTTAAGAACGACAAAAAGGAATCAGTTAACCAACCTGATTACAAAGGCAACATCACTGTTGATGGTCAAGAATATTGGCTCTCAGCTTGGATTAAAGAGGGCAAGAGTGGCAAGTTCATGGGCTTGGCAGTCAATCCCAAGGATGCACAACCTCCAGCAGCTAATCCTAAAAAGATAGTTTATGAGGATGACGGAATTCCCTTTTGATAAACCTCACGGGGCTACGGCCCCATTTGATAGGAGTTGACATGACAAAATTAGATCAATCTTGGTTTGGTGGTGCAGTCGAAAAGTTCTTTGGAACTGCGCCGTTTAAACTGTCTCGCAAAGAAGACCCTGCCACTTCCCACATGGCAGCACAGGCAATCGACACCACAAAGATGGAGTCCTTAGTCTATGAAACCATTGCAGCTTATGGCCCAGATGGTTGCATCTCAGACGATGTACTTTCCAAGCTGCCATTCCTGCCCTATTCCTCTGTCACAGCCCGATACAAGGCGCTGATTGACAAAGGCTTCATCGAGGTCATTGGAACCCGTAAAGGCGTTTCTGGGCGGCTTCAAAGGGTTATGCGTAAGGTAGGGTAAATCCCTATTCCAATTTCTGTCAGACAAGGCAGAATTGGCGCATGAACCAACAACAAACAACCCGTTTAAATGCTTTCTGGCAGGATGTAGAGGCTCACAAGGCTCTCAATCCATCCTCGCCAGAGACTGCCCTTGTAATCCTTAAATCTGTGGCCTTGGATGCCCTCCTTGCCGCACAAGACATTGAACAGATAGGAGTGAATGATGCAAACAATTGAATTTGTGCCTTTTGATTGGGTAGACGATGACTTCAATCCAGAGATTGACCGCATTGAGGTTGATTACCAATGGCATGAAGCAGATGATTCTGTTGGCTTAATCGCATACTGTGAAAAAACAGTCAAGTGGATGCGCTTTAACCTGGAAATCAAGGACATAACAGATGAGTTGTCCTATGCTGATTTGGCCTATTTGAAGCATGAAATCAAGCGCAACGATCAGGAGATTGCAGATGAAAGAACCTGAAGATGAGGCTTTTGAAGACTTGGCAAAGCGTCAGGGTGATTGGGGTCTGCAAGGGTCACGCAAGCACCAAATAATCCGATACGCTGAAATCAATGCGCGAAATGAAGTGATTGAAGAAGTCGCCCAACACATTGAGAAATGCGCTCTAGCGTTTGGCAAGGACACTATTCAATCGTTTACAGCTTATGTGAGAGGAATGAAGAAATGAAAAACCCACAAGCGTTCCCAACGCATCCAGATGGAGCTTTAATTAACGATGGCATGACCCTGCGCGATTACTTTGCGGCAAAGGCTATGCAATCCATGCTTGCTCATCCAAACAGTAAAGAAACTGCATCTCCACAAGTTTATGCAGGTGCGGCTTATCAAATGGCAGACGCAATGATGAAAGCGAGGGAAGAATGACACAAGATGAAATTGACATCATGTGGCAACAGGCTATGCAAGAGTCAATCAAAGATGGTGAGATGTTTACCCGCTATCACTTTGCCGAGATGGTAACGGAAGCAGAGCGTGAGCGCATCAAACAGGCCAACGCTCCTGAGATTGAGAAGATCAACGCACACATTCAAAAAGCCATGACCGCCCTTGAAGAAGCATTGGCAGACCCCATGCGTGAGGTTCAGAGGTTGGGGCAAGAGATAGAGCCTGATGACATGGCGTCCATCCTGGCCTGTCGAGATATGCTAGACGCACAACCAGTGTCGCCTCGCACATGGGTAGGGCTGACGGATGAGGATATGTATGTGGTTAGTGAAGAGGAAAGCTGTAGCTTTATAGCTGGAGCCAAATGGTCAGAGGCAATTCTCAAGGAGAAGAACACATGAAAGCACGTAAAGTTTTTTACGCCCTCATGTCTTCAAAGGGCTACACAGACACTGAACTATCCATGATTGGCGATAAGTATGTTTCCCCTGCTATGCAGAACAGATGGAACTACTTTATTGCAGGATGGGAGATGAGGGGGGTTTTGTGATTGAGACTGTAATCACTATCTTTGCCATAGGATTTCTAGGCATTGCACTAGCCATTGGAGGCGTTTGCATCATGGTTTGGATGGCTTTGAATGAAGACTAAGGGTGGTGCAAGACCTGGAAGTGGCAGGAAACCCACTCAAATCAGTGAATCCAGAGCATTGACGCTATGGAAAGATGGCCTGAGCAAGAAAGAGATTGCCAAAAGGTTTGGCATTGACTATGAAGCTATCTTGTACTTCTTTAGGAAACACAAGATATTCAATCGTGGAAAACTCAAGAGCCAAGCACCGCAAAAGCCTCGTTAGTGTGCTTGATTCGGTCATCTAGGCCAATTGTTCCGCCGTTAATCTTCTTGGTCAAGCCTACCCAATCAGCAGCTTCAGCAAGGTTGTTGCAGTTGTGGGTTGACCAGAACCAACCAGCAGTCAGTGCCGCATACTTAGGCGTTGCCACAAGTTCAGGCTCCATTACAAAGTCAGCACCCAAGGCTTTTCCAGCATGAAAATACATGGAATGCCCAGTTAATTGTATGCAACCTCTTCCCCTAAAACGAAAACCATCCCCTGATGCCTCATCTCTGTTTCCCATACGATTGCTGTAAACGCTGTTGGCAATTTTACGAGGCTGACGCTCGTATTGCTTGGCAAACTCAAGAGTAGGAAACCGCCTGGGCCACAACTTCATCAGGGTTTCAGCACGATAGTTAAGGTTCTCTTCCAGGGTCTTAAAGTTCCCACATTCATGCCCACACTGCCCGATAAAGGCGGCTTGCTGGCGCTGTGTAGCAATGCCAAAAGTGTTGAAGGTTTCATTGAGGGCATCAACCCACTCAACCCCAATGTGGAGTTTCTTTAGTTGTTCACTTGTTACCATTTATCACCCCCATTACCTTGTTGTAACTGTCAATACACGCATTCAATTGCGCGGTGTTTCTGTCGCCTTGGGCGATGATTTCGGCAATGGCTGCGAGGGTTTCTCTGTCGGAGTCAGAAGTTTCATAAACCTGTCTGACAGGTTCACTTCTTTCTTTTGTGCTATCTCCGGTGGGAGTG